TGCGCCGCTGACAACGGCACCTGATACAGCCCTGTGGCCTCCAGATTATCCAGATAGAGATTCTGACCGTTACGCCACCAGTCATCCTCACGCACAAAATCCGGCATCTCAATCTCCGCCAGATGATAAGCATCCCGGAACAGTGTGTAACAGTCCGTCACACCGTGCTCAAAGCGCCGCCCGGTGAGATGCGGCACACAGCGGAACTTATGAATCTCACCCCGGCAGACCAGCCACCACGGCAAATCACTCTGCACCTGCAGCCGCCGGTCGGCCTCACTCAGCCAGGGCAGACCACCGGGGTGGCTGTGGACCAGCGCCACAATCTCCCCCTGCATTTCTGCCTGCAGCCAGTCTTCCGGCGACATACGGAAATACGCCTCCGGCTCACCGGAGATATTCACGCAGGGGAAATATCTTTCCCCCTCCGGCGTGCTTACCACGAAGCCGCACGACTCCGCTGGCGCACATCGCCGGGCGTGCGCCAGAATCGCTGATTCTGTCTGTGTCATGGGATTTACTGCGAAAGTTTGTTAATGGAAAGGAAGCCGCCAAAGTTGCCGACGTTATTGCGGAACTTACAACCGCTCAGGCATTTGCTGCATTTATCCTTCGTGATATCGGACGTTGGCTGGTCATATTCATCCGCGACAGCCGGACCGCTATAACCGCACTCGTCACCGCGATAGGTCCAGGTGCAGGTGTTGGCCAGCATGATACGTCCCGGAAAAACAGCGCCATCCGTTTCCGTCGGCGTGGACAGTACAAAGGAGGCACTCACCGCGCTCAGTTCGCTGCACTGCTCAATGCGCCAGCGGCTGATCACCTCCTGCTCCGGATCGGCGTAACTGTTTCCGTTGACGAAGTTCACCGCATCCAGAAAACGGGCGTAAACCTTACGCCGGACCACCGTTCCGCCGACCAGACTCTGCATATCTTCCGCCATCCCGGTGACCATACCGTACAGGTTAGAAACCGTCAGCGTGGGGCGCGTACTGGTGCCTTTGCCATTCAGTTCAAAACCGCTCCCCTGAATGGGATACGGCTGATACTGTCGCCCCTGCCAGGTGACCGGCTCACCTTTTTCGTTCTGCTCATTACAGAAAAAATAACGTTCACCACCGACCTCTGTCAGATCGATTTCCCAGAGCACCACGCTGGCCGACTGCTCCGCACGGGTGCATTCATTCAGTGTTTCCTGCCGGATATCCTGCATCAGTTCACCACCTGTTCAAACTCTGCGCTGAACTCAACACGCAGCATACTGACCCGCGACGACCATTTTGCGCAGGTCACCTTTATCTGCCGCCACTCATAAGGCGGCGTCCACAGAAAGGATTTCCAGCCCCCGTGCTCTTCCAGAAACGACTCCAGTACCGTGGCCTCCTCACGGGGGACAGAAAGCGTCACGCTGTACGTTTTCAGGTTGGCATTCAGCCCGGCAGGCGCTCGCTGAGAATAGCCATCACCAAAGCGCACCTTTCTTACAGAAGGGACCGAAGCCACATCCATACCGGGTTTCACTTTCCAGCGGAAGGTCTTCATCGTCCACCTCCGGAGAACAGGCCACCATCACGCATCTGTGTCTGAATTTCATCACGGGCACCCTTGCGGGCCATGTCATACACCGCCTTCAGAGCAGCCGGACCTATCTGCCCGTTCGTGCCGTCGTTGTTAATCACCACATGGTTATTCTGCTCAAACGTCCCGGACGCCTGCGACCGGCTGTCTGCCATGCTGCCCGGTGTACCGACATAACCGCCGGTGGCATAGCCGCGCATCAGCCGGTAAAGATTCCCCACGCCAATCCGGCTGGTTGCCTCCTTCGTGAAGACAAACTCACCACGGTGAACAATCCCCGCTGGCTCATATTTGCCGCCGGTTCCCGTAAATCCTCCGGTTGCAAAATGGAATTTCGCCGCAGCGGCCTGAATGGCTGTACCGCCTGACGCGGATGCGCCGCCACCAACAGCCCCGCCAATGGCGCTGCCGATACTCCCGACAATCCCCACCATTGCCTGCTTAAGCAGAATTTCTGTCATCATGGACAGCACGGAACGGGTGAAGCTGCGCCAGTTCTGCTCACTGCCGGTCAGCATCGCCGCCATATTCTGTGCAATACCATCAAAGGTCTGCGTGGCAGCACTTTTAACCTGCGAAAAACTGTCCGTCGCACTTTCCGCCCACTCCCCCCAGCCGGACTTCAGCCCGGCCAGCCAGTCACCGCGCAGCATGTCTTCATCCGCCCATGTCTGTTTCAGTGCCCCGGTGACCCGGGCCAGCGCCTGCGGATTATCACCGTACACGTCCCGAAGACGCTGCGCTTCAGACTCCCGCTGCGCCTGACGGTCAGTGAGACCGCGGGCTTTTGCGCTGATGGCGGCCTGCTTCGCGCTCTGCTGCTCTTCAAACCGCACCGCCTGCTGTGCCAGCTCATTCAGGCGTTTCTGGTGTTCAACCTTGTCGCCCAGGTAAGCCAGCTGGCGTTTGTACTCCAGCGTCTCTTTCTCATGGGCCAGCAGGGATTTTTCCTGCCAGGATAACTGCCGTTTCGTGGCAGCCTCTTTCAGGACCGCATACTGACTTTCCGCCTTCCATAAATCACGGCGCTGCCGACTGATTTTCTCATTCGCACCGCTGTGTTTTTCCAGCGTCCTGAGCTCAGCTTCAAGGGCAAGCAGAGCCTCTCTTGCCTGCTCCTCTTCCCTCTCCCCGGCAGAGCGCGTTTTCGGTGATGTATGCTTTTTACCTGTCAGCTCTTCAGCCAGACGGCTGACGGCTTCCTGCTGCCCAGGACCTTTGCTGACGCCTGTTGCACGCGAGCGGTTGATGTACCCCATTTCCCCCTGGCGTATACGCGCATCCCGTTCCGCAATGGATTTTCTCAGCGCCAGTTCATCGCGTTTTGTTTTCTCAATAAATACGCGGTTCTCTTCTGCCAGTTCACCAAACAACGCACCAACGCCGGGCACATTCTTTGTCGTTTCCCAGGCTGACTGAATAAATTCAGCCAGCGCCAGATCCCCCTGCACAAGCAGCAGCTTCACTTGTTCAACGGTTCCGGCCACCACGTCAGTGATCAGACTGAGTGCCCCCAGTGTATGATCACCTATCCATGCCCATGCGTCAGAAGTCCAGGTTTTAACATCGTCCCAGATTTTTTCCACCGGCGTGGCCGCTTTATCAAGTTGCTCCAGACGTGCATTCATGACATCCGCAAACAGGGACATCGCCTCCGTCACCGCAGCCTGTTTACCTTTCGTGCGCTCAAGCTCATCAATATGGCGTAACTGGGAAACGCTCAGGAAGTTATACTGCTGATTCAGGGAGGCCAGCGCCTTCACCGGATCTGCTGCAATCCCTTCAAAGGCTTTTTCCACCTTCCCGGCATCGTCCCCCACCGTCTGCAGCCATCTCTGAGAGGTTTCCCCCATGATCCGTAGCTGCCCGGCGGTATATTTCCCGCTTTCTGCCAGACGGGCCAGATTTTCTGCCGCCTGTCTGATACCACCACCGGCTTCATCGCTGATCACCCCGGCCATTTTCCACAATTCTGCCGTTGTGGTGGCAGCCGCCCCTCCGGTCAGGATCAGTGAACGCAATAAGGCCCGGTCAGCCTGCTCTGCCTGCCAGGCGGCGGCAGCAAGCGCGGCCAGTACGGCAACCCCGCCACCTGCCGCCACACGGGCCACCGACATAAATCGTCCCAGCTCACCGGCATTCCGGGCATTTTCAGCCAGTGCATTTGCCGTATCTGACAGCGACTCCTCTGATGATTCAGAGGCATCCCTGATCCCGAGAAGTTCCTCCTTCAGCAGGGTAAGCAGGCTGAGCGGTCCACCGAATGAATCGCTGATCTGCCCCCCCTGCTGCAGCATGATAAGGAAGGGATTCTGACCACCGGCAAGCTGAGTGACAATATCCGTGAACTGTGCGGGCAGTGTGCGCATGGCAGCCTTATACTGTCCGACTGATATCCCGGCTTTTTGTGCAGCCAGCGCCTGTCGGCTCAGCCCCTGTTCAACAGTACTGGCGGTTTTTCTGGCATCCGCCTCCAGACTGGAAAAATGACGGTGTACCCGGGCCATCTGTTCATCAAACCGGGCCGCATCCAGACTCAAATCAATAACCAGATCACCCGCTGGCTGGGACATATCTCACACCTCCGGAAATCCCCGCTGAAGCCATCATTAATGCAACATCATCCTCGCTGACATCCACCACATCCGCAGAAGGTGAAATATCGCGCCCTCCGTCCCCTCCGAACCGGACGCCTCCGGCAACTCCTGTCGCTTTCTGCATCAGCATTTCTTCCTCGTCCGGCATCTCCGTCTGCTCTTCCTCACACGCTGGAGCAAGCAGACTGAAATCCGCCGGATGCATATCCGGATCGCCAAAAAACAGGCTGAGTACGGCGTACATCAGCCCGGAAAAATGAGCGTCCAGTTGGGTATCCTGAAAATAATGCGTGCAGTAAAAACGTCGCCAGTCGGCATATTCGGTGGATGTCATCCCGGCAAGCATGGCGCGCCAGTCGGGTCTCCCCATCTCTCGCGCCAGTTTCAGGACAAAGTTCAGCTCGCCTTCGAATGCTTTTTTGATGTTACCGGCTCAGTCGCTTCTGCTTTCCCGGTTTGTTCAGGATCGGCATCGTGCCGGTTATCCAGCATACCTGAAAGATAAAGCACCCGGTTCGTTGCCTGATTCAGTGCATCAGCAGGCCATCCCAGCATCACTTCACGGCGGATCTGCTGCATCTCTGTCTCCGGAGAGGCCAGAGTGCCTTTGAGGGAATGGGAATGCCATAGCGACATCGCCACAAGCAGGGATGCCGTTTCCAGATATCGCTGGTTAATGTGCACGACATCATGCTTCGTTGTCTCCTGTTGTTCTGCGTCTGAAACAAACTTTATATAATCAAACCGCTGCAGCGCAGACAATTCGGAAAGCGTGACGGACACACCGTTATATTCAAATTG